GGCTTTTCCATATAATGAAATGGTTAGAGAATGGAATGGTGCCCTGGTCCATGTTTCAGAGTACGAGCCTAAACAACCACAGTTAGATCCTAAACCGACAAGTGCAGATCCACAAGCTTTACAAAGAGCAAGAACGGCTAGAACAGAATTTCCAACAGAAGATTTTTTACCAGAAAATCCTTTTGTAACTGCATCTAATACCACATTAAAAATTAATTTTCCAAATGGTGATTTACAAGTAGATGATTTTGTAAGATTTAGAAATGTTAAATCTCCAGTAGGTGGTGTTGCAATATCAACATTACAAATGTCTACAACATTAAATGGGGCAATAACAGATACTGCTACTACAATTAATTTAACTGATGGATCTGAGTTCCCTACTTCAGGTTTTATTGTAATAGAAAAAGTTTTAACTTCTTCCGATACAACGGACCCGCTTCTTGTTGGAACATATCAAAATGAAGTTATACAATACACAGGAAGATCTACACATCAACTAACTGGTTGTACTAGAGGAACAAGTGCTCCTTACAGAGGGGCTTCTCCCCAACCCACAGTTGCCGGATCTCATTCTAATTTAGCAAAAGTTTTTGGTTGTTATAAAGTTGTTTCTTTAAATGAAACATCGGTTCCAAGTACAGGTCAACCATCTACAACTACACAATTTGATGGTATAAATGTTACACTAACTAACGCTGCATCAGGCACAGAAACAGGAGGTGGTTTCCAGTGTACAATTGGACCCATAAATGATAGAGGTTAATTATGTCAGGAGTTAAAAAATACGATTACAGCACATTAACTACAGCAATAAGAGATTACACAGAAGTAAGTTCTGATGTTTTAACTACAACTGTTGTTGATGGAATTATTATGGCTGCTGAATTTAGAATATATCAAGAGCTTCCTATGGACTCTCAAAGATTTGTTCAAGAAGGAACACTAGCAGCTGATGATAACACAATTAATTCTCCTGCAGGAGCCTTATTTATTAGAGGTATAGAAGTATTTAACTCTACAGCGAACACAGAAGGTAACGGAACTTGGTTAGAAAAAAAAGATCAAACTTATTTATCAGAATATACTGACAGATTAACAGGGCCTGAAGGCGATTTAACGGCACAGGATGTTACAGGATTTCCTAAATATTATGCAATGTTTGGTGGTGCTGATAATACAACAGACACATCATCAGGAGGTATGTATATAGCCCCTACACCCGATGCCGCTTATAGATTTAGAATTTATTACAATAAAATGCCTAATGGTCTTGGATCTGGCACCGGTTTTAATAACAATACTTATTTAAGTACATACTTTCCTCAAGGGCTTTTATATGCATGTTTAGTAGAAGCTTTTGGATATTTAAAAGGTCCAATGGATATGTTGACTTATTATGAAAATAGATATAAAAATGCAATACAACAGTTTGCAGGTATGCAACTTGGAAGACGAAGACGAGACGATTACACTGACGGAACAGTTAGAATACAAGTCAAGTCACCGTCTCCGTAATAAGGAGAAAAATTATGGCAATATCATCGGCAGTATGTAACAGCTTTAAACAAGAAATTTTAGTTGGTACACACAATTTTACAGCATCATCTGGAAACAGTTTTAAATTAGCTTTGTATACAAGTTCAGCATCTTTAGGTGCAAGTACAACAGCTTACAGTTCATCAAACGAAATTTCAAATGCATCTGGTTCAGCTTATACTGCTGGAGGAAAAGCACTTACAAGTGTTACTCCTGTATTAGATGGTTCAACAGCAGTCTGTGATTTTGCGGATATTAGTTTTACTTCTGCATCTTTTACAGCAAACGGATGTTTAATATATAATGATACACAATCAGACAAAGCAGTTTGTGTAGTAGCATTCGGTGGAGACAAAACTGTATCTAGCGGAACTTTTACAATTCAATTTCCCGCAGCAGCAGCTTCAACAGCCATAGTTCGTATAGCGTAGGTATCCCATGTCGGTAGGATGGGGTCGATTATCCTGGGGACAAGCAGGTTGGAACGACGCAACCACTATTAAAGAAGGTTGGGGTCGTCTCACTTGGGGAAACCAAGGATGGGGTGAAGCACCTAACGTAACTCTTTCTGGACAACAAGCAACAACATCCGTAGGTGAAATTACAGTAATACAAAGACCTGGTTGGGGTACTCTTGATTGGGGTGAAAACGGTTGGGGTACTGTTGAGTCAGCAGTAGTTAATTTAACTGCTCCAAGTGAAATGACTTCTAACGTAGGAGCAATAACTCCTGCAGACGTAGTTGGATTAACTGGTCAAGCAGCAACAACTTCTGTTGGAGAATTTACATTTATTTTATCTCCTACAATCACACCAACAGGTCAAGTAGCAACGTCTTCTGTAGGTGAAATTAGTCCTGCTGATCACATTCAAGGATTAACAACTTTAGTTGCAACAACTGCAGTAGGTTCTATAACTGTAGGAGTAGGAGTTCCTTTGACAGGAGTTGATGCAACTTCTTCTGTAGGTGAAATTCAAACAAGTGATGCACAAGTATTTAATATAACTGGTGTAGGAGCTAGTTCTTCTGTAGGATCAATCACACTTGAAATAGGAGTTCCTTTAACAGGGGTTTCTTCAACGTCTTCTGTAGGTACAATTAGTCCTGTTGATGTTATGGGATTGACAGGAGTTTCAGCAACATCTAGTGTAGGAAATATTGCTCCATTAGGATATGGAGATGTTGATATTAGTGGAAATACAAGTTATAACGATGTTGACGTAAGTGGAAATACATCGTATACAGACGTAACACATGTAGCGTAGGAGAAAAATTTTATGGCATCAACATACACACCTCTTGGTATAGAGTTAATGGCTACTGGCGAAAACGCCGGTACATGGGGAACAAAAACAAACGCAAACTTAAATCTTTTTGAACAATTATCAGGTGGATTTAAACAAGTATCTATCGCCGGTGGTGCTCAAACAACTGCTTTAACAATTGCAGATGGTGCATTAACTGGAACAGCTCAAGCTAGAATGATTGAGTTCACAGGTTCTATTTCAGGAAATCAAGTAGTCACAATACCTTTAGATGTAGAAACATTTTACTTTTTAAAAAATACAACATCAGGTGCTTACACGGTACAATTTAAATATGTGTCAGGAAGTGGTGATACTTTTACTTTTGCAACAGGAAATAAAAGTACAGCAATTTTATTTGCAACAGCAAATGATGGAACTAACCCAGATATTATTCAAATTCAAACAGGTGGAGATGTTGTAGATGATACATCACCTCAACTAGGTGGTAACTTAGATACTAACGATTTTAACATTGCTTTTGATGATGCTCACGGAATCATTGATGAAAATGGTAATGAACAATTAATATTTCAAACAACAGGTTCAGCAGTCAATCAATTTGATATGACAAACGCTGCAACTGGAAACGCACCGTCAATATCTGCTACAGGTGGAGATACAAATATAGATGTCGCAATTATTCCAAAAGGATCAGGTGAAACTAAAATTGGAACTGGTGCTGCAGCTGCAACACTTACATCAAGCGGTGCACATGATTTAACTTTAGATACAAATTCAGGAACTAACTCAGGTACAATAACAATTACTGATGGTGCAAACGGAGATATCACACTTACGCCAAATGGAACTGGTGATGTAGTAGCTTCTGCTGATACAGTAAAAGTTGGAGACTCTGGAGCAGCAGCTGTATTAACTTCAAATGGAGCAGGCACACTTACAGTAACTACGGGTGGAGCAACTGATTTAATTTTAAATACAAATAGTGGAACAGACTCCGGAGTAATTCAAATTACAGACGCAGCTAATGGTAATATTGCCATTACACCAAATGGTTCAGGAAACATTGTTCTTGATGGTTTAACTTTTCCAAATGCTGACGGATCAGCAGACACATTCTTAAAAACAAACGGATCAGGTACTTTATCTTTTGCAGAAGTATCTGGTGGTACTTCATGGCAAGCAGTAAAAACTTCTAACTTCACTGCAGTTGCAGGTGAAGGGTATTTTATAAATACAACAGGTGGCGTAGTTACTATGACGCTTCCAAGCTCACCTACAATTGGTGACGAAGTTGCTTTTGTAGATTACGCAGGAACATTTGATTCAAACACAATGACAGTTGGAAGAAATTCTGAAAAGATCAACGGTGCAACTGCTGATCTAACAGTGTCAGTAGAAAGGGCAGCCAATACTTTGGTCTATACAGATGGAACTCAAGGTTGGTTGTTAAAGAATAAATAATCATGGCTACCTATAAAGAAAGCATTGGGACTGCGGTCACTAATGTGGCTGGAGACCCACCTGCTCCTGTAACAGGACAAGTTTGGTATAATTCTAGTGCGGTTAGTTTTAGAGTTTCTACAGAAGTAGCAGCCGGTGCTTGGGCTACTGGTGGTACTATGACTAGAACAGGAGATAAAGCAATTCAATTAATGGCAACAGGAACACAAACTGCTTCTTTAGCTTTTGGAGGAGGTTTTGACAACACAAACTCAACAGAATTATATAATGGAACCAACTGGACAGAAGTAAATAATTTAAATACAGGAAGACGTGGCGGTGCCAGAGCTGGAACATCAACAGCTGCTTTATGTGGGGGAGGTTTTGCATCACCAAGTGTGGTTGTGACTGAATTATGGAATGGAACGAACTGGACTGAAGTAAATGATCTGAATAATGCGAGAGAAGCAATGGCAGGAGATGGAACGTCAACTTCAGCGTTAGCAGTAGGAGGTTCTCCATATAGTTCATCATCTAGTGAATCTTGGAATGGAACAAATTGGACAGCAACAAACAATATGAATCAAGGAAGATATTTTTTAGCGGCATCGGGAGCAAGCAATACTTCAGCAATAGCTATAGGAGGAGAACCAACACCTCATGGTTCAAAAACTGAACTTTGGAATGGATCTAACTGGACTGAAGTAAATGATTTAAGTGATGGTGCTAGAACAGGTTTAGCGGCATCTAATGGAACAGCAACAGCGGCTTTAATATTTGGTTCTATGAAACCAGCTGTTAGCGCAAAAACTGAATCGTGGAATGGAACTAACTGGTCAACTAAACCTGCACTTAACACAGCAAGAGGTTATTTAGCTGGTTCTGGAACTTCAACAGCAGCTTTAGCTATTTCTGGATATGAACCGGGTGCTACTTATGTAACAGAAGAATTTAATTCACCAGGAACAGTAACAAAAACAATTACAACATCTTAATAAGGAGGAAACTATGGCAAAAACAAAACAATACTGTGTAGCAGAAAACTGGGGCAAAGGATTCATTGAACACTCTGAATCTTCTAAAATCAAGTTTGCTGGCTATCCTGGTAATGTTTGGCAGATTCCAGCACACAATAAAAATGCAAATCTTTGGATTAATAAAGTGTTAGGAACTGTTAAAACAAGGGATGAAGCACAAGCAATTGTTGACGGTGTGGTCACTGCAGAACAAACTGCATGGGACGCTTTATCTGATGAAGAAAAAACTATCAGACTAAGACCATCGGACATAACATTAGAGGAATAAAAATTTAAATGGCTACGTACAAAGACATACATGGATCTAAAATACAGAATGTAAGTTCTGATCCACCTACTTCTGTCGCTGGAGATTTGTGGTATAATTCTACGTCTGGAGATTTAAAAGTAAACTTAGGAACTCCAGTAGTAGCTTGGTCAACAGTTAATAGTTTGAATCAAGCAAGAACAAGTACGTCAGGGGCTGGTACAGCTACAGCTGCCATAGTAGTTGGAGGATATTCGTCAACTTACCTTGCAGATACAGAAGTATGGAATGGAACTAATT